CCCCCCTGTGGGGGGAGTCCTCAATGTCGAAACACGACAATCCAAATGTATGCAAACCGAGAGCCGAATAGTGACCATTCCACCGTCGATTGTGCTGACGCAATTCCATTGCGGGAAGCACCCTCTGGCGGGTAACGAAGTAGTAGACGCTAACGTTTATCGAGGAGAAGTAACTACTCTCCACGAGGCGTACACGCCGAACTCGTTTCGTAATGGTAGATCTCAATGGCATTCATTCGAACACTATAAGAGTGTATCGGGTGGTGCCTCTGAGAGGATCCAGGGGATTCGCGCCCGCATGCCGTATTGGTATGGATATCCAGACCATGTGGCAGAAGCGGAAATTCGCGATCCCTACTTTGGATACTATCAGTATTGGATGGACCATGAAGTGGCTCCGTACGGAGACGCTGGGAAGCTCGATAGCGGGCTTCCTGCGTATATGGTAGTGAGGTCTGACGGAGGATTTATACCCCCCCCAGACTGTCTTAATGAGTTATTGGTGCGTGCTTTCGCAAGCATGATGCCAATCATTAAGGCGGAGTTAAGTTTAGTAAACTCTCTTATAGAGTTGAAAGACTTTAAACGACCATTGCTATCGGCACGGAAGTGGATCAAGATCTTGAGGGGTGTTAAACCCGCAAAATCCCTGGTGAGGAGAGCTCGCAGAGCTCTAGGCAACCTCACGGTCCTTGACGTGCTCCGGAGTGCGGCAGGCAACTACCTACAGTGGCAGTTTGCTATCGCGCCGCTTATATCTGACATACGCGACTTATATACCGCGTTGTCACGGACCGAGCGTCGTATAAACGACCTCGTAACCCGTTCGGCTCGCCGCCAGAATAAACATTGGATGTTTAAGTGGCAGGAACACAATCAGTCATTCGAGACTGGAGGCCCTGGTTTCTGGTACCCATATGGGAACCCTAGCCAGTTAATCCGCTCGGACCGCACTGTAATTCCCGAAGCGAGTGAATTCCATGCTCAACTACAGTATAACTACTGTTATACTGAGTACCAGGCTGCGCATTCGCAGCTACTCGCAACTCTAGATGCTCTCGGGCTCAACTTGAACCCGGCGATCATCTGGAATGCGATTCCATGGTCATTTGCGATAGATTGGGTCCTTGGCGTTAGCCATTGGCTTGACAACTTCGCAATTGAGAACATGAGACCGAAGATAAACATACATCGATTCTGTTGGTCGATAAAGCGACAGAGGCGTATTACTGTTGAGAAAGGAATCGCAACAGACGACTCTGGCTTGTCAATTGACAGGTCCCAAATGCCGGTTGTTGTACAGTCGGCTTATCGCCGATCAGTAGACATCCCAAGCATTAGCTTGCTTACAGCAAGCGGAGTGAGTGCTAATGAGCTCACTCTCGGTGCGGCGCTCGTGCTTTCACGTCGTCGTCATCGGCACCTGAGGGTATAGACCCTCAACACGGGGTTCAAATCCCGTTATGCAGAAAACAAAGGCATGCTAGCAGATTCGCTGGTAACTAACGAAATCAAGAACAGTGCGGGTGCGGAGGTAGAATTCCACCGCATCCTCACCGGTCCCGGCAGAATGACGGAATTCGCGCAAATAGGCGAAGCTCCGGCATACCAATTCCGACTCCACATTAAACATGTGGAAGCGGGAGCTGGTTTGAAATTGGTGCGTCGATCACTCGTTCGATTTGACAAAACTGTCTTGTCGTCCGTTGATTCGATCACGCCAGTTACAATCTCGTTCTACCAAGTGGCTGTGATACCTGTAGGGCATCTCACCACGAACGCAGAACCGGCCCATGTCAACGCGGCATTGTTGTCGTTTAACGCCTCTCTAGGCGCGACTACAACGATCCTCTACGATGGCACAGGCAATGGCTCCGCAGCGTTACTCTCTGGTGGCATTTAAGATGTCATTGGAGAGCACAGAGTGTAACAGGCTAAATGCCTGGGCGACTTAACATCGCCAGCGCTCTGGACGCTTGTTCACCTTGAGCGGGCAAACGCCCGATAGGGGGAACGGACAAATGGGTAGGACACGCGGTTCGGCTACCGACACGATCAGAAACGATTGTGTTTTTAGACGACCTGTAGTGAGCCCCCATTGTCCCCTTATATCTCAATGGTCATAGACTAATCTTGTCTAGGACTGTGTGACTCATCCGAACGTATAGACTATCGCGCCCGCAGAACTGGGAGTGGTACGACGAGTAATAAATCGTCCTTTATGGACGACTATTTCTACGTCAGTGACCACTTCTCCTTCTGTTGGGATGGTGATAGGACGTTCGATGAGCGTGCAGTTGTCTGGACTAACCAGATTTGTGACTGCCATACAGACGAGGAATCTTTTGGAAACAACTGGTTTCCCGTTTGGAATGACTGGCTCGAATTCGGCGAACGGTTTGCTCATATAGTGAACTGTTTGGATTAGTAATGTTCGTTTGCGAATGGAATCGCATTAGCGGATTGCATGCTCTAGGAAAGTTTACCTTATGGAAACTACTAAGAGCCTAGATGACAATTATGAAGTCATCGCTGCACTGCTATGCGACATCTCAAATGCGCATGGAACAGTGTTCAACACTCGCAGCTTAAAATGCACCTTGGAAATCGTGCATAATCGGCTGTTGTCGGAAGGTATGGGTTTTCTCACGAAAACTCTGCCTCGTCTCGGTAAGGCCCTTGATCGGGCCCTCGTCGAAGGACGACTTGTTAAGGCCAATTGGGCACAAAAGTCGCAGAAAGGAGAGATCCTAACTGTGGTTCCGTGTTTGGTTGGCTCAGAGCTCCCCATGTTTATGGGAGAGTTCTTCAAGCGTATCTTTGAACTAGACGGGGTGTTACTTGCGACACCATGTGTTAATAGCGTTAAGGTATTGAGACAGGTTCTATATGTATATTACAAATATGAACTGCCCTATACTGAGGACCAAGAACTGCAAGTTCTTGCTAGGTTTACAGAAACCGAACAAGAGCTCTCAACGCGCCAGGAGTTTTTCAGACAACTGGAAGACTACCTTGTTGGTAGCGATATGTTTCGTAGTCGAGCTTTCGAAGCTCATATGTCTACGCGGCAGGTCGCACTCGAGGCTAAACGGCTCCTTGCGGAGTTGTTTTCCTCTTTTGACCCGTTGCATATCCATCCTAGGCACGGCCCAGGAGCTGTTGCTACAAAGCAGCAGCTTCAAAGGAAGTACCTGTGGACGAATGTGGCGGCGAAGATCACAGACGTGTACCCGTTCGATGCGTATTTTTGTGCGTCGTTCGGGGAGGTATGTGATCGCATTGGCAGGTCTGTACCTGTCGGCGAAGCGAATCTTCCAGCGCGAGTAATTCTCGTGCCTAAGGATTCGCGAGGGCCTAGACTCATCTCATGTGAGCCTGTTGACTATCAATGGGTTCAGCAAGGGCTGGGAAGGGCTATAGTTGAGCATGTGGAACTCCATCCTCTCACAAGAGAGTCTGTACGTTTCACAGACCAAGGGCCCAACCGGAACGTGGCGCTTCTAGCGTCACGCGATGGACAGTACTCGACCCTGGACTTAAACGAAGCCAGTGATCGAGTGCACCTTGAGTTAGTTCGCCTACTATGGCCAGAAAACCTATGGAGGTATCTGGAAGCATGTAGGTCGTCTTCAACGGTGCTGCCAAACGGTAAGATTCAACAACTCACAAAGTTCGCGCCTATGGGTTCAGCTTTATGCTTCCCCATCATGGCCGTGACAATATGGGCTATCTTATCAGCCGCGGCACCTAATGCGGATGTGCAAGAGCACATCTATGTGTATGGTGATGATGTGATCGTTCCAACGGCGCAGGCCGCAGATGCGATCGAACACCTCGAGTCGTTTGGGTTGAAAATCAACCGCGACAAGTCGTGCACTACTGGACTCTTTAGAGAGTCGTGTGGCATGGATGCCTTCAAAGGCACCGACGTCACTCCGGTACGCTTGCGTACCGTGTGGTCATTATCACGCAGCCCCGAGATCTATCTCAGCTGGATCGCGTATGCGAACAGTTTCCGAGATAGAGGTTACTACCACCTCTACGACTTAATTGTAGAGAGATTGCGCCATTACGGCCCAATTCCGAGTGAGGATATGCATCTTGCATGTCCTAGCTTGCGGTACTTACCCGAGAGTGAGAAACCTACACGTCGACGCTGGAATCCCGACCACCAGGTCTGGGAATATCTAGTGTTGGACGTTAAGTTCCCTCGTCTATGTAGACAGATGAACGGGTGGTCAATGCTACTACGCTTCTTCAGTGAAGCGGGCAGCGATCGCCCTTTATCCCATAGACCTGAATACACTCCGGCGGACGAATCGTTTTTATACGGTTCGGCTGCTTTTTCGGTTCGGCTGTACACTGAACGGAGCTCTGGAATGCTGGAGCTCTGTTGGCGATGACAATTGTGCGGACCGAGAGGTCCTAGCACAGGCAAGGGGAC